GGTGGATCTGATGTTGCAAACTACGCAAAAATGGTTGCAGCAACAACAGCAGTAAACGCTCTTGGTGCTAATGTAACGATAGGAGGTTTACTATCAAGGGCATCTGGTCAAGTTATAAATCAAAACCTAGAAATGGTATTTGGTGGTGTAACAATAAGAAGTTTTAACTTTGGTTGGGATTTAGTTCCTAGAAGTAGAGAAGAAGCATATGTTGTAAAGTCAATAATTAAAAGTTTAAAAATACATACTGCAGCAAAATTAGATAATGAAGGTATGGGTTTCTTAAATGCTCCTGACATATTCAGAATAGGATACTTTAAAGGAGGAACACAACATCCATTTTTAAATAGATTTAAAACATGTGCATTAACTAATATGTCAGTAAATTATACTGGAAGTGGTACATATGCAACATATGATGACGGTACACCTGTGCATATGAAATTAGATTTATCATTTAAAGAATTAAATCCTATTTACAGGGAAGACCATGAATCAGTCAATGATGCGGTAGGTTACTAATGTCAAAACACTATTTTAAACATGTACCAGACATCAGGTACAAAAATCCATTAAAAGATTCTCCTAATAATGACAATTATGTCGTCATTAAGAATTTATTTCTAAGAGCAAAACTTAGAGATGATGTTTTTACCTCAGTTACATTTCTAAATTCTTATACAATAAAAGAAGGTATGCGACCAGATAATGTAGCAGAGGAGTTATATGGTAATTCTCAATTAGATTGGGTTATATTAACTGTTGCCAATATTGTCAATGTAAGAGATGAGTGGCCAATGAGCAGTGATGTTTTATATCAATACTGTGAAGATAAGTATGGATTAGCAATAAATGATACAAGACATCATGAGACAGAGGAAGTCAGAAATGCTGAGGGTAAATTGATTCTTCCTGCAGGTCAGATAGTAGATAAAGATTATACAATACCAAATCCTTTAGTGTTCAACACCACAATAAATCCAGTAGTTCCTATTAGTAACTTTCTAATAGAGACTAGAGAAAATGAGAAAAAAAGAAATATTAAAGTATTGAGAAGAGAATTTCTAACTCAATATATATTGGATATGAAAGGAGAATTGGAATATACTAAGTCTTCCCAGTTTGTCAATAAAAAATTAAAGAATACTTAAAGAAGTTCTTCTAGTTCTGCAACACTAGTTGCGTTAGCAATTGTAGTATATGGTACTGCAGGGTTTGATTTAAGAGATGCAGACTCACCCTTCATGTCTGCTATTGATTGTATATCTGCGTTTTCTTTTGCGATAGCAAGATATTGTGCTTCTAAAATTTCTGTTGTTTTAGTCTTTGCTATGGTTAAATCCACACCAACAGACTTTAAGTTGTGGTCATATTTCCAAGCATCCCTAAACAAATTAGAAGGTAGAGAAGATGGTTCAATTAATGAATAGTCAGATGTAGGTATGTCTTTTGCTATTACAGCATCATCTGATAGAGGACAATCCATTGTAGGAATTACCACTCTACAGTTGCCACTAGCATCTGAGTATGCAATAACTTTATTGCGTGACATTATTCAGCACCTGCACTTGCTGAAAGACTAAGTGCCCAAGGATAAAGTATTAGAACTTTTTTCTTGGCATCATCAGCATCTTTCGCATATACATCTGCAGTGAAATTGCCATTTTGATTATCTGTGTATGTCACTACAAAGTGATTTCCTATGTATCCTGCCATTTTAATAATTTGATAGAATAAAAAAAGAGGGAGTAAATCCCTCTTGTTATTTATATTTACTCTTCAGCTAACTTCTGAAAGTAAGATAGTGCATCGTCTTCTGCGGGACTATTTGCTTCGGGAGTTCTTCCCTCACTTAAATCCTCTAACTCTGCTTCCTCATCTATTGGTGAGGTTACAGGTGCTTGGTTAAGTCTCAATACAGACTCAAGACGCTTTTTAAGTTCGTCATAAGTCTTGAACTGATCAGCAGCAACTATTTCAGAAAGAGAGTATTCTTTCTTCCATATTGCCTCTAGAGCATCATCATCTTTTAATAATGGTGCTGCTGCAGCAAACTCAGAACTATCGTAGTTCCAGTAACCTGCAACTTTCTTGATCTTAACCTTAAAGTCTGCTCCTTGCCAGAAATCAAATGGGTTTAGAGGAGATTCATCCTCAAACTCAGGTTGCATAGCACCCATGATCTTATCAAAGATCTTCTTACCAAACTTGTAAAGGAACACTTTACCCTCATTCTCAGGGTTTGCAGGATCTTTTACAACATAGATGTTAGAGTAGAATGCTAACTTACGCTTTTGATTACGAGCAATTTGCTTATCAGACTCCACACCACTATTCCAAAGACTAGTGTTGAATTCTGAACAAGGATCTTTTTGATTCAATGTGGTTAATGAATTTTCAATGTACCACCCGCCAGGTCCTTGAAAGGCATGGGAATACATTTTTACCCAAGGGAGATCTTCTCCGTCAGGTGCAGGTAGAAATCTGATTACTGCGTAACCATTACCTGCCTTGTCAACCTCTGGTTTCCAGAGTCGCTCATCTCCAGTGTTAACTTTGTTGGTTTTCTCAACTTCTTTAACTAACTTTGCAGTTAAACTGCCAAGTGAAGATTGTTTCTTAAGTGATGCGAAAGACATTGGATTAATTGGATTAAATTGGATTTGGTCTGTGTGACTTTATTATAGAGCTGTCGTGCTCATGTGTCAAGTGTTGCTTCTAACCCTTTACGAACTTTTTCAAGTGTTACTTGCATGTTTGCAAATAAGAGGTTACAATCAACATCTTTTGGGAACCCCATTACTATAGCGGATTTTCTGACATTTTCTGCCATTTCCTTTGCACGAGGGTCATCAGATAGTTTCATGCGAGTATAGAGTATTTGCTGTTTGTCAAGCAATACATCCAACTCATTTAGATGTTCAATTTGTTCTGGCACAGGAAGATCTGGGAATTGAAATATTCTCCCATAAATCTCTTCTTGCATCTCATTGATTTCTTGCATCTCATCACGAACTATATCGGAATCGAAAAAATCTGCCATAAAATATCTCCTAGAACACTACTATTTATGCGATTAAATCATGGTTGCTACCAGAATTACTCGTCTTTTGTCTCTTGGAGTTTGCATGTAATGTTCCCCTGTAAACAATATTATATCATCTTCTTGAGGTATATGCACCTCATCTTTATATGACATTTCATTCTTTACAAAAGTAGATCCACCTGCATTATTCAAGTACATTATAAGGTTACCATGTGCAAATGTATGATCCACATGTGGTATAGATGCAGTTACATCTTTTTGTGGATGAACAGCATTTACTGCTATCCTAATAAAACTATTAAATGGAACTTGGTTTTGTTTTAGTATCTGACTCAACATCTCAACAACACCATGAGTCTCTTGAGGATTGTCTATTACAGGATATCCATATTGTTCTGGTCTTTTCATAAATGAATGACAATAGAAAGGTAGATCGACTTTAGACAAATCATTCATGTCAGGTGTTGATGTTGGATTATATTTCCATTCAAAACTTGTGCTGTTTACCCATCTTTTAAAATCAAGGTAGTCTGGAGTTTTTGGATTGTTTAAAATTTTGATCATGATCTAAATTTAATATTAAAACTAGCACTGATCCTCTCATGATCAGTTTGGTTTGGTTCTGTGTTATGTAGTAATACAGAAGGCCACATTGCTAGAATACCATTTTCTAATGGAAGATGTTGATAATAATCAACTATTCTTGATATTATAAAATTACCTGCTAGTAATCTGTGTGGAGAAGGAAAATATAACTGACCATCCTCTCCATTAGTTTTTAAATAATATACCCCTGATATGTCATAGTTGCCATGATCATGTTGATGAATATATTTACCCTTAGTTGTTCTAGTCAACCATGAGTTATCTATGAAATAGTCTAAATTTGTTGGTGTTGCTAATTGTTTGAGATATTCTTTTAAATGATAATCAATACAATCATTAAATATAGTACAATCTTTGAGTTCGTTTGCAGTAAAGAAAGAATCATTTACTACACTTAGTTCATTTGTGTCTTTTGTCCATTGAGGATTTTGAGCAAACTTTGCTTTATTATATACCTCATAAAGTTCTTCTTCTATTTTTTCTTTTGCTTCTCCCAACACCTTATCAACATATACTGGCATCGGAAACCATGATAAAGTAGGCATTATAAAGGAAGTTTTGCTCTAGAGGTTTTTTTCATAAAATTAAGAGTGATAGCATCACACTTTAATTTTTCTTTCAATGGTTTAGACACTAATTTTGTAATAGAGTCAATTTCTATATTATTCTCTTCACAGTAGAGAACAATAGCATCAATATAATTTATTTTCTCTTGTTTGACAAGTTTTTCAATCTCTACTGCAAATTTTGCAGGATTCATGAATTTCTTATTTAACTGTTGATTAAATTCATTTTCCATGTAATTCTAGTTGGTAGTTTAAAAAGCATTCGATGTAGTTAACGAGTAATTTGATATACTTTGCTTTATCTCTTTCTTCATAAACAACACAATCTCCATTCTCACATGTCATTATTATAACAAGTTTTTTGACAGATATACCTGTTAGTTCATAGTACATACAGGCATATGCAGCTGCTTGAACGAAATATCCATCAATCCAATCTCTTGGTTTTGGTGCTGCAGAGGTTTTAAAGTCAATAACTGCTAATTCTCCATCGTATTCTGCGATGCAATCAACAGTACCTGCGACACCTAATTGTTTACTGTACAGAGATCCTTCTAATGCGTGGATATTGTCAATATTGTTTAGGGTTGGTTTAGCAATCTTGTATAGAAAATCTGATATTGGTTGAACCTCTGGCAGAGTTTCTTCATTTAATAAGTAATGTTCAATTAGAGTGTGAGTATCAGTTCCACGAGATGTTGCCTTTCGGGTAATCTCATTTGCTTTATCCTCACCAACTTTTTTCCTCCACTTTGCAAACTTCTCTCTATTCCAAAAAGAGGTAACAGAAGTGATTGAGACTAATTTAACAAATTCGTCTGCATCAGGAACTTTATAGTATCTTACACCGTCAACTGTTTCTCTCTCCAATGGAGGTAGAACAGCAGGAACATGATTAAACATTACATAGACATTGCTAACTTAACAGTAAGATATTCTTTACATAATCCAGAACGAACAATATCATCAAGACCGAATTCTATTAATTCGACTGAATCCATCTGCTGTAAGATTCTCATAAAGTCTATGATACCATTTCTTTCTTTATCTCTGGTGAGGTCACTTTGAGTAGCATCACCACAGAACATGATTTTGGTATCTTCTCCTACTCTTGTTATTATACTATCTAATTCGTGAAAATTCAAGTTTTGACATTCATCAACTATAACAATTGCATTATCAAGTGTTGTACCCCTTATAAATGAGGTGCTCCAGAAGGATATTGTCTCTTGAGTCTTTAAATTTCCATATAACATCTCAAATTCAGCATCAGTAGACATCTCAAACATGTATTTGACCATGTTTTTGTAAGGTATCTGATATAATGCTGATTTATCTTCATGGTCACCAGGCAAGAAACCGATCTCTCTCGTAGATACTAGGGATCTGACCATGTATATCTTTTGATATGGTGTGCTATCATCTAATACTTCTTTTAGTGCGTTGTAGAGGGTTATAAAGGTCTTTCCTGTACCTGCAGCACCATATGAGAAGATATGTTTACCTTCTTTATAATAACCAAAAAACTTTTCCTGATTTTCTGTAATAGGAACTATATCAACTAGATAATCACTGCTAATAGGCTTTTTTCGCCTCATTTGTTTAGCACTTAGTCCAATTCCTACTGCTGCTGCAGGTTTTCTCTTTCTTGGCATTTAGTTAATAGTTGTTAAACTTCTTGACATTAGAACGAGGAGATTGTTTCCCTACTCTATCGAGTACTTCATTCCAACCACCGTCTAATTTATTTCTCCAATCTCCTACCTCAGCAGTTCCACCGACTCCTTTTGACCAGTCTTTATCCCAGTCAGGGTTGTCTTTTCTCCACTGATCGTATTCTTTCATAGACATAGAGAGTTCTTTCTCTTCTTTTGTCTTTAAATTAATAACAGGGTATGTTGGCATACTAAAGATTTTTGAATTCAGATAATTTTTGGTGTTTTTTTGCGAGTTTTTTTGCTTTTCTCATATAAGTCATCTCTGCTTCTGAATAGAGATGAGGGTTTTTAAGTGCTTCCTTCACTAATTTGATAGTCTTCTTGTGCATAGTAGTCATTGTAAAATCGGTATAATCCGCCAGGATATGATTCGTTTCTAGCGATCCACTCATCTGCACACTTGTAATAAGAGGCATTTGAATAGGTACTTCTACCATATTTAGTTAACAAAACTTTAAGTACAAATGCTCTCTTGTTAAGAAATGCTTCAGTCGGGGTATCCATCGTCATCCTCCCATACTTCGTCATAATCGTCAATTGGTAGATTTTGCTGATCTTTTAAATATGCATCTGCATCAGAATAAACCTCTGATTCAAGTAATTCTACCAGAGATTTAAGATTCTGCACAATTAACTTAAGTTTGTCCTTATTCATTTAGGGTAGATCTATCAGAGGGTGATCTAAAGTATTTGTTAATGATATCAATCTGATCTTGATATTTTGCGATAATATCTAATTCTTTCTCAATAGACTCTAATATATCAGTATGTTCACCAACACCTGCAGGGTGTTCTAGGTAAATTTCGACATTTGCCTTATGTTTGGCAATATCGCCTTGAGCATGTGCTAAGAGTGCTCTTAGCATTTGTTCTCTCATGTGTAACATAGAATATTTGTATTTTAAATAGTATACCATAAAAAAAGAAGGGGTTCAACCCCTTCTATACAATATCCTAGCTTCAGCATAGATGATTGAGAGAAAGATGGCAGATACCATGCAAATCTCTAGAGTTTCAATCATTTAGAAGAATGTGCAATTCCACGATATGTGAGATCGACCTTTTTCTTTGCTGTAGCTTTCTTAGTGTCTGTGTCATAAACGACACCACGATAAGTGACTTTTGCCATTTGTTTGCTCCTTAGTAGTAGGGATTTTTAGCCCCGTTCCTTCGGTCAACTTTTGCGTCCCTATTGGGATGAACGAACCCGTTCCGAGTCGGCTTACTTGCGTCCAATTTGCCAAACCTCGCAATTATCATATTCTGGGACTTTAGTAAGGAAATAATCAATAAGATACTCTTGAGCATCTTTTCCTAAATTCTCATCAGCGAGAATCTCAATCCTTGCCTGATTCCAGTCCTCACACGATAAGTTCCAATGGGAAGCATCATGCTCAGATAATAACATAGCCAGTATTGCGATTAATTGCATATGGATGAACGATGTGTGTATTCTAACACATTTCTATTTATATTGCAACTATGTGATTATTGTTACTTTTTTGAAAATCCTGTACGGTCAAAAATTTTGGCGAATTTTTTTTCCACTTTTTTGTAAACAAAAAGTCGATTTTCCCTGACTATAGGATTTTTATTGTTGGGAACCAACCTAACTCTCTCATCCTAGTGGTGTCAGCACATGTGATGTCCCTCTCGCCTGGTGTCTCTGTCTTCACAGGTAGGTCACCTTGACCAAACTTCTCTGCTAATTCTTTTACTGATACTGTCTCTCCTGTCCCTATATCGACCGTACCTGTGTACGAACTAGGAATGAGGTAACATATTGCTCTTACTACATCTTTGACATGAATCCAGTCCCTTCTATGATTGGTAATATACTTTGCAGTCTTGTCCTCTAGCATTCTATACAGCATGTCTGGTCTGCTGTTCTCTCCATAAACAGTCTGAAATCTCATGCCCACACTATTAGGAGGAGCCATAAACTCATTTACTTTCTTTGTGATACCGTATGGGTTCTGCCACCACTCTTCAACTTGTGAGGTACTAGCGTAAAGTAGTCGAACATTATTGTCTCTACAATAATCGAATATTGGTCTGCTTTTTTCGACATTGTTTTCCCAAAACTTATCTGGATTATCTATACTGTCTCTAATTGCAGCGAATGCAGCAAGATGTATTACAATGTCATATATTTTATCTGTCTTAAAATCTCCAATATCATCAGGAAAATCAAGACCATCTATGGTATCACCAAATTGATATGTAAGATGATCGTATAGAAATGATCCTATGAAACCTTTGTGTCCTGTGATAAGTGCTTTCATTCTCCTGGCGAGTGAATAACTGGTTTTTCGTTTCTTAGTATGTTATAGAGTTCTCTGTTCTCTGCAGTAGATACTGGATAAAACTCTGCACTGGCATCGAATCCATCATACCTGTGTGCTTGATTGATTACTATAGATCCATTCTCTCCTGATACTGATCTATGAAATGTACCACGAGGTATGAACAAAGCACCACTCTGTCTATTGAGATGAATTATATGATATGGACACTTCCAACTATAATTCACCAATTCAAAAGTTCTTTCCCCTGATACAACTCTATTGTAATCATCTTGGAAACTATGAATGTAGAACTGTTTGCTTCCTACACAATCAGGTGGTGGAGATACTGCAGGTCCGTCATGCACAACTAAATCAGATGCGTTTGACTCTTCTACAGTTATATCATAAAAAATAACATCGTCTGTTTCTCTGAACACACGATGTTTTCTAAAAATTACACTACTCATTTCCTCTTGGGTTTTTTAGCAGGTGTAGGACTGTTGTTCCAGAGACTTGGATTTCTTGTTCCTCCTGCATACTTAATATCTTTCAGACCACCTTTCAGTTTGTCATAATAGAAATTAAATATGTCAACTCTTTTTCCTGCAATAGTCACATCATAGTGCAACTTATCTGAGTTGTCAACAGTGTACTCAACAAGGTATGCACTAGTAGGTAGACCTTTATCCTGAGATTTGTCTAAGGTACAGTCTGCCTCGTGTATTACTATTGAATACACTTCTCTTGCTTCCTTTTTGTCTGCATCAGTCCACACGCTAGACCCTGTTCCCCCACTTGATGTCGGGATAGGCTTCTTTGACGACTGGGAAACTGATTTTGTATTTTTTGGCAAGTTTTTTGTCCTTTACTAAACATAATACTTCTGCTTCATCAGCATGAAGTGCTTCAAGGAGTTGAATAAACAATACCTCTCTTCGAGTGTTGTTTATGTCGTAATTTCCTCCTACAATAAAATTATACAATGTTCTGTACTCAGATGCAAGTTTGCTTTGTGCTTCTGGGGTTGGAGCATCGTTAGGTGTGTAAGGGACATCACCATCTGGTAAGGCACTCTTAAGACTCTCATCATAGTTCCAGATGAGACAGTACCTTAATGCTTTAGAGTCGTACTGTTGCAGTACCTCTATCTTCTTTGCTTTTGTCTTTGCTTTATGAACAGCGTCTAAAACTTCGCTAACCAATGGTTTGGGTGGTAATTTAGGCATGATAATTTAAAAAATTAATCTTCTTCGTCCTCAAAATCTAGTGTAGGATCGAATCTAAGAGCGAGGAGTTCAGTTGGAATAAGATTTCCGTCCTCATCATACATCTCTGGGTGAGATGTTATCGCTTGATTGTGTCGATCATGATGGTAAAACATGTATTCTCTTAGCACCCATCCAATCATACCTGATATGATTGCAGTTCCTATCAATAGGATAGTGCCGAAAAATAATGCTATTGCTAACATCATTACCTCCAGTAATTGATTTTATTTAGGAAGACTTTTTTCCTTAAAATACTGAGCTAACTCAGCAGCACCACCGATATGTTTTCTTTGACTAGAATTATCTAGAACTATTTGAGGGAAGGTTCTTGTATTAAACTCTTCTTCAAAATTTTCTATAGTGAAGTGCTCATCTAAAGTATACACTACATACTGCTGTTTTGTCAACCTCATCAACTCTTTTACTTTTTCACAATATGGACATCCATTCATGGAGTATATTACAAACATGTTATCAACAGAAACCGTTTGACTCATTATAGCACAGGTAAAATATTATTTAGAGGAATGTAGGTTCTCCGTCTTGACCTCCAAACACAGCTATGTTGACATCCCTTAGAT